ATGTCACAGATTATAATAGAGGAGGTGGAGCATTTAAGAAAAAAAATTGAAAAAAGGCTTGACAAAAAAATATAGAGGTGTACACTTGTACAAGTAAGTTGCCCCAAGGACTGTGAATCCGAGGGGCGGCATAAATTAACCTACGGAGAAAATTGTATGCATAGCAGTACAGTAACACAGAGTTTTAACGGTTTGCAACAACCAGCTTCACAAAGTGGTAAAGACGTGCCCCCATGCCCAATGTGCGGGGGAAACCATGAAGGGTCATGGTGCATGGCCAACTGGGAAGCAAGAGTTTCAGCAAGGAAGGGAAAATTTATGGAAAAAACAAAAGGAAGTGCTAAGGATTATGCTTACATGCTTGTACAGCAGTACTGCACATATGACATGCTGACGCGGTCATATACTGTAAAACGTGAAAAAGTCCCAGACTTTGACTTAGACCACTTGGCAGCCTTAATTATGGACGAGTGCCCCGACTACTATGCCGAAGCTACAGGCCCAGATAATCCACACTTTGAAACAACCATCCAACCCGCCTTACGCGCTTATATGCTCGACTCTACTGACAAGGAAAAAGCCTCAGAACTTTCAGAAGCATATAAAGCGTCTGTACGGCACTACATGTCGTGGAAAACATGGGAACATATCTACACACAACTTGAAGACTACAACAGCATGGAGGTTTGCGCATGAGCATTATTAACAAGGATTTAGTGAAGCCAACGGAAAGAATGTCATTTGAAAACGGAAAATACGCAAACTACCTTACGCTAGCATTATGTTTGATGTCATGCATAGTCATAGGTGTAATAGCTTACCTGACGCACCCAGTGCAATAAATGCCTGTAGGGTGCCCCAGCACCCTTTGGGGATTTATTGTATGCCCAGAGTGGCTTAATTTAATTGAGAGGTGTTTTATGGCTTTACGTGGCGTTAAACCAAAGATGTTACAAAAACGGTTGAAGGCATTGTTTTACGGTTCAAGTGGTGTCGGCAAGACAACTGCTGCAATATCATTCCCACGGCCTTATCTTATTGATACGGAAAGAGGTGCGGAAAATGAACAGTATGTAAGACTGATAGAGAAAAATGGAGGTGCAGTTTTTCAGACTACGGATTTTGATGAACTGATAAAAGAAGTTAAAGCTTTATTAACGACGAGACACAATTATAAAACACTTATAATTGACCCATTGACAACGCTTTATAATGACTTACTTGATAAATCCGCTATAAGAAATGGCACAGACTTTGGAAGACATTACAATGAAGCAAATAAGCATATAAAGCATTTGCTTTCATTGTTGCTAAGATTAGACATGAATATACTTATAATTGCGCACAGTAAGAATGAATATGGTGATAACATGAAGGTGGTCGGGACTACATATGACTGTTACCGTAAACTTGACTATCTTTTTGACTTAGTTTTTGAAATACAAAAACGTGGTAGAGATCGAATAGGCATAATTAAAAAATCCCGTATTGAAAGTTTCCCGGATGGTGAAACCTTTCCTTTCAGCTATGACGAAATAGCCGACAGATACGGAAAGGATATTCTTGAAAAAGATGCAATTGCAGTTGAACTCGCATCAAAAGATCAGGTATCCGAGATAAAACGCCTTGTGGAACTTTTGAATATACCCGAAAGTGTCTGGGCTAAATGGTTAGATAAAGCAGACGCAGCATCTTTTGATGAAATGGACACAGGGTCAGCACAAAAGTGCATTGAATTCTTGAAAACACGCATAGAAGGAAAAGCAGCATGAACTTTACATTTACACCTATGACAGACGAAGAATTAGAAACTGCATCTTTAATGGCAGAAGGGACTTACAGCTTTCAAGTCATGAAATGTTCCAAAAAGGTTTCTAAATCAGGAAACCCAATGGCCGAACTAATGCTTAATGTTTGGGACAACGAAGGAAAAGCGCATACTATATATGACTACCTTGTATTTTCTGAGCAGCCATTTTGCATACGGAAGATAAAGCACTTCTGTGACTCAACTGGTAATTTAGATAAATACAAAAAAGGTGAACTTCCTGAAGACTTGACAGGCCTTTGTGGGAGAGCCTTTGTTGTTATTACAGAAGCTACTCCGAACGGCAAAGGCGGAATGTATGCGCCTAAAAATTCGGTTGATGATTATGTGTCTAATGCAGGCGAAAAACCAAAGGCACAGGTCAAGGATCAAGGTATGCCGCCAGATTTAAATGACGACATACCATTTTAATTTTACGGGAACCTCGGCGTGGACAGCGACACCCTGTTGGTCTACCTAACTCTCCCGCTTAGAGCATGGGGTAGCATGAGGTTAGGGATAAGCGGACATTTCCCTTTAGCCCGTGCAATTCGGGCAGGTTCCCTTTTTTAATTGTGGAGATTATTGATTATTATGAAAGATATATTAAAAGATATATTCTTATATTTATTGTGCAAAGGTATACATATTTTCGGTATAGGATTTTTCGTTTTACTAATTGCTAAAGTTGCATTTATGATGTTTCCTGAACTGAATACTTTTTTAATTAGGTAGGTTATCATTTATAATAATTGATTTTATTGAGATAACAGTAATAATATTAATTATTATTAAACTTGCTTTTATGTTGTTTGGTGGTTAGTAACATTATTCTTAAAGGAAAATATATGGCTAAAATAAAAATGGTCAAAAAACTAACAGATAAAGGTTTCCCTGTGCATAACAAACATTATGAAACTGCTCACCGTTATGCTAGTAAAATTGAGAAAAAGAAGTTTCCAAAAGGATATGAAAAACTTAAGAAGCTAGAGCATAAGCTGGGAAAACATGAGTTAATGGCTAAAAGCACAAAATCAGGCAAAACGGAGATGGAAAGAAAGTACAAACCTTTTAAAAACGAATTTCAATTACATGAAAAAAAAGAAAACAAAAAAATAATGATGATTGAACATAAAGAAGTTGCAAAACACAAAAATAAAAAGTAAAACATAGTAATACTCACAAGGATTTTTTTATGGATATTAAAATGGATATAAAAATCATTTTGCTTTTTCTGGTACTTGTTCTGCTCCCTACAATACCCTTCGCCGATGAAATTAAATGTTACAGTGGCGGACATCTTGTCTATCACGAAAAAGCCGACAGAGTGATGGACGATGGTGACTTTACATTCTGGGATGAGAAAAAATCAGGCAAGCAGGTCTTGACAGATTTACAGTGTATAATTTCATTGGATGCAGGGAAATAAAATGCCTTTAAAACGTGGCTCATCGAAAAAAGTAATTAGCAGTAACATTTCAGAAATGGTCAAATCTGGTCACCCGCAGAAGCAAGCGGTTGCAGCTTCTTTGAGTGAAGCCCGCAAAAGTGGTGCTAAAATACCAAAGAAGAAAAAGAAAAAAGCCTGATAGACAGGCTTTTTTTTAAGTTTATTTCATAATTTTGAATCGGGTACGTGGTTTACAGATACGCTTTTTGCAAGTGAATCGCCTAACGCGGACTCGAGTAACTTCTCAAGCTCACTAGATTTTTTAAGTGCATCGGTTCCTCTCTTATCAATAATGATATTAGTAGATCTTAATGAGACGTTTGCCCTTAAAATTTCCATCACAGTTTGTTCCAGTGCTTGCTTTTCTGCGCTTAAAGCATCTATAACCGACTTGAGACTACTGTTTTCAGATTTTAAAGCGGATATTATAACTTCTGACTGACTTGCTGGTGGATTTACTGCTTGCATATCTACTTCTTGCATATGTACTGACATATTCCCTTTCCTTTATCAAAATTTTAGGCATAACATTTTTAAATTGAAAATGGTGCTTGACTCCCATACTGCCAACCTTTGACAGCACGCGCATTATAACATTTCTTTTATAAAAAAAAAGGCGGCTGTATGAGGCCGCCAGAGGAGAAAATACGATTTGCTAAACTGAACAATATTCTATGATGTAAACAATGCCCGCTGTTCCTGCGCCACCACCAGCAGCCGCAGAATTATTAATTGATGCGCCACCTGACCCACCACCACCATGCCCTGTAGCTGCTGTGCCTCCTCCACTTCCTACACCTGAAGCACCACCAGCACCTGACCCAAAGAAACAGTTGCCGCCGTAACCACCAAAAATACTAAGATGATTAGTACCACCAAAATATATTCCTATGCTGCCATCAGTACCACGTACAGAAATATCCCCACCCGAACCGCCATTACCACCAGCTCCAGCTGTGGATGTGCAAGCTCCTGATACTGAGGTATCAGCTCCACCCGCACCGCCTGAGCCACCGTTAGCTTGTAAAATGGTTGCACCACCGCCGCCATTAGCTACAACGGTTGTATTACCGCCATTGCCACCCGCGTTAGTTCCTGCCGATCCTGCTGCACCCGCTGCACCGATTGTGATAGCTGCTGTTGTTCCGACACCCACCACTGTTGAAAATGTGAATATACCTGCACGGTACTCAGCACCACCACCACCAGCACCAGAACCAGCATTTGCACACTGCGCAGCCCCACCACCACCACCACCGCCACCACACGCTTGTATAAAGCAGTACTGCATACCAGTCGTCGGTGTGTATGTGCCAGTAGATGTAAATACCTGTGTGGTGATTTTGTTTATAGAGTTAGCATTGCCAAACTTAATGAAGGTGATCGCGGTAGTTCCTACCGTTACCATTTTGGTTGTGTTATACCAACCTGTGTTTGCGTTTAAAGTACCGTTTATAACTGGGATTAAGCCTGTATCATTTATGTCATTAACCGTGTCGTAATCTATCGCTCTTGTCAGCACATACGGTATTGAAACGGTATCTCCGTTTGTGGTTAGCGTATATACACCATTGTTTGCGGTCGTACTCTGATTTTTGACAAGTATGCGCGCGCCAACACTTGGAGATTGTCCGTCTGTAGTGAAAGCAGCAAATGTACCACTAGCATCTGTTAGTGTTGCGCCCACTCCTGAAACGCCATTACTGTACGTGGCGTTAAGGTTTGCGGTCGTTGCACAAAAAACTGGTTGACCAGCTCCAAGCGCAATATTGTCGACATAGTTTTTGGTGGCGGCATCTTGTAACGATACGGGGTCACTTACGTTATTGATTAAGTATGTACCCATATTAAGCGCACCAGCCATAGTGAACGCTGGTATAGCTGAATTGCTGAACGAGGGTACGCCGCCTGCGCTCGTAATTAGAAGTGAACTGTTAGCAGTCGCTAAACCAACAACCGTATTAGTTGCAGAGGAATAAAGCAGTTGATTGATCGTCGTAGTAGCTGGCCATGTTGCAGTTGACCAGCTTGGGGCTGCATTTGAACCAGATTGAAACATTTGCAACGCTGTTGTAGTCGGTGCGAGGAGTGCAATTGCTGATGCAGTTGAATATGGAATAGCACCATTAGCCGCTGTTAAATTTGCATTAGTTCCACCGTTTGCTAGAGAAAGCGGGAGCGTAAGCACATTTGAGTTGCTATAGTCTACGTTCCAAGATGCTGCCGTTGTGCCTGAAGTCAGTATACAAGTCACCAGAAGCGTAGTGTTCGCTGCCATGGCCTGAACAGTGTTAGCACCTGAAGACTGCACAGTGACCGTCCCCGAGCTGTTATTGACGATGTAGAATGACTGGCCGAGAGCCAAGGTTGAAGTGACTGGTAACGTTACAGTCTGATTCATCGCACCTGTGAAAAACTGCTGGAAAGTACTACCTACCGTGAGAGTCGTTGTCGCTCCCGCTGTCGCAGTAGTTGTATATCCACTCAAAAAGCTATTAGCAGACAGGTTTTTATTTGCATCCCATCCAGCCCAAGCGGAAGCGGTGGGAGTAGAAGTTACCGAAGCAACCCCAGTACCTCCATGTGGTATCCCTAACTGGCCGCTAAAGTTTGCATCGGTAATAACAATATTTGCTTCGAAAAGCGTCAACAACTGGTTTAGCGTAGCTTTGTAAGTCGTTCCGCCAACAGCAGGTTGCACGTCAGGAAATAAATCTGTCAATTGGCATGAGGGGATTACGGGTAATGCACTTATTTTTACGCCAGCCATGGCATTGTCTCCAAGTCAGTTTTCCGTGTCTATAAACTGAGAATTTTCCGTTAAAATATTGAGATTGTTCTCTGTCAGTAAAGCATTAACATCATCACCAGCCCCAACACCTGTGGTACTGGCATAAATAATAATAGGGACAAAACCTGACCCATACCAATTCATTAACAACCTTCCTTTAAAAAGGGCGCATTACACGCCCTTTTATCTGCTTACCTAATTACTTGATGATGATGTAATTCAAGTGTGATGCACCTGGGTCAGCAGTACTTGTCACAACAAATGACCCGTTACCAGCAGCGACTTTTTGAATTTGCACGGGGTTGGTAGTATCATTCCAGTTTGCAATCACGTTACTGGTTGAAGTACAGAACGCGTCAGTTACAGTTTGTGCAGCAGCACCACCCGCAACCGCAGCAGCAGCAACTGATTTCATGCGGATTGCATCAGTTGCAACAACCAAGCCACCAGTCGTAGTCCCAATGTCACCCATGGTATAAACAGTCGATTGTCCCATCGTGCCATTGCTGATTGTGGTATTGAATGCACCGCCAGCGTTAACACCTGCCAAAATCAAAGAACCGTTCGCCGCTGTACCCGGGAAGGAAGATACAGTTCCCGCGTGGCCAGAGCTACCCGCCGATATGTTACCTACGTCTACCGACAAGGATCCAGTGGTGATATGTTGCGTACCTGCGTTGTCAGCCAACAAGAGGTTTGTGGTTGCAACACCTGGGTCAGGCAGACTATAAACAGTAGCTTGTCCAATGTTGCTGTTGCTCAACGTCGAATTGAACCCACCAGCGTTATTGACCGCTTTAAAGAGGAATGAACCGTTTGCCGCAGTACCTGGGAAAGAGGTGAAGAACCCTGCGTGCCCACTTGACCCTGCTGTCACATTACCTTGAGAAACTGCCAAGTTACCAGTCCCAATCGTCTGTGTCCCCGCACTGTTAGAGATAATGAAGTTGGATGTAGATGCTCCACCATCTGGGATAGAAACCACCTGAGATTGTCCAACCGCAGAAGCGTTACTAATGGTTGTGTTGAAATTCCCTGAGCTATTGGTAACAGCAGCTAAAAGGAGTTCGCCAGAAGATGCAGCAGACGGGAATGAGCCTAACGTACCCGCTGTGCCTGACAACCCTGCTTGAATGTTTCCGCCGTTGATAGCAGTTGCAGCGTCTTCACCCAAAGCACCGCCTGTGCTGGTGTATGTAGCAATGTGGTTGATGATAGTAGGCAACGCAATGTTTGCAGAAGATGCGACATCCTGCCAAACCATATTGCTGATACCGAGAATTGCGGGTTTAGGTTCAACCATTACAAAAGCCGATCCGCCGTTAGCCGTACCTGCTGAAATTGTCACATAAAACCCTGTGTGGACTTGCTCGATACATTGGAAATCTGCCGAACGCTGTAATACGGCCGAAACACCCGTAGCTCCTGCGTTGGTTACCACGTAAATTCCGTTCTGGAATGCACTGCTTTGTGCTGCAAATAAGATGCGGTCGCCTACGTTAACAGCAACGCTGTCAATCGTCAGAGCCCCAGTACCGTAAGTGAATGTTGCGCCAACGCCGTTATTAAGGGGCCCGTTGTTATAGGTACCTGTTTGGTTGGATGTGGCCACGAGGCGGACAGGAGTCAGCCAAGGGGAAATGTTGTATTGTTGGAAAGTACTCATTTGAAACTCCTTTTCATGAAAAAGTCCTGTAAAACTAAAGTCCTGTAAAATATTAACTACCCACAACGATCCCCGTTGCAGTCGTACCTGATGAGTTTATCATAACTGAATATATTGGATGCCATACTCCCGCTGCAAGGCCAGTAAGTACTTGGGTTGTGCCATCCCACTTCACGTAAGACACATTTCCCGTAACACCCACATATAACCAAGTCATAAACTCACCGTATTGCGTATCTAGCACAGGGTTAAGTGTCCTGACCACTCCAGACATTATACGTGTCGGGCCTGTCTTGAGATTAGGATCAAGCGGCGGAACATTCAAGATTGTCAATATTGCCATATAGTCCCTTACATTTTAATATAAAAATTAACGAATGATGTCGGTTGTACGTTATCATGTGGCGCCCCACCGCCTTCCGCTGCGATGTTCCCGTACCTCACATTACTTCCTAATGAGTCTGTCACACCCACAAGTTGGTTACCGCTTGCGGGATTTCGAATATCGCCGTTTACAGTATCAGCATTATTATGTTGGTGATTTGGCATTTCGTTGACAGTTAAAGTTATTTTTTCACTACCTACAAAACTACCTAATGGCCGTGCTGTCAGTCCCGAACCGCTTCCCGCACTTGCAAGTGCCCTGCCCAACATGGCTTGCAAAGTGAGAACCCTGTTAGCGTTAAAATCTGTTACTGCGTCCCCTGTATAACCAACTACAGGGCATAATGTATTTAAAGATGGCTTTGTCACATTGTTATATAGCCAGTTATAAAGCGGAAATACTTGTTTACCTTTGCCTAAAGCACCATTTGAAGTTGCTGCGGAAGCCGAGCTGCCTATTGTGCCATCATCCATTAGCAAATAACCTGGCGGTGGTGTAAGGTCATAACCTGATGTTATAAACCCAGTGCGTGGCGCGTTTATAACGCCATCAACCATATCATAATTTTGATAGTAGACTGTTGGGGCTACATTGCCGACATATATTGTCAGCTTGGTAAAGTCAATGTTACACGTCACACCCAACGGATAGCATACTTGCAGGAAAAGCGCGTCATTTCCGCATCCCCCTAATGGGGTTAAACTTGTAACGTCTGGTATCGTCCCGTTGATGGGATACTGATTCCACGCACCCAAAGATGCAGAAAGATCAATTGTGGTAATGGGTGTTATAGCAGAAGCATGAGCAGCACCGTCCCCTGTAAACTGGAACCACTGTAATGTAAGTCTTGTCGTCCCTGAATTACCACGTGCCCATATTGCTCCTGAAAATGCCGAACCTGAAAGATTCTGTATACTATGGGTAATAGGAAACTGCACACATTTAATAGTTTCTCCTGCTCCTGCTCCTGTGCAAGTATAATTAAAGTAATCAACTGGAGTTATATCAGGTGAAAACGGTGTACTGCCGAGAACAAATAATGGGAATGAAATTGTATCAGTTGCTGAAGTATTGTTTTTGATGAAATAGATATCGGGGCCTGTGTAAAGCCCAGCGGCATTCGCAAAATTATTCGCTAAAGCTGCGTGCGCCCCTGGGGCTAGTCTTGTGGCTACTGTCGATGGAATGGCCGTGGATCCAATATTTCTCCACATCGCAGTGTTGACGATAAGCTGTGTCAGGTCAGCGGCACTTGTTATAATGCTGCCGCCGCCACCACCTGGGGTGAAATTATCTATTGTCCATTGAGGATTACCGTTGCTGTCAAACACAGCAAGATAATATGTTTCCATGGGGTTAAGAGAGTCAAACGTAAACCAGAATGGCCCTTGTGAACCATTTTCATCAAAACGTATACCAGTAAGCCCACCTTGATTTGGGATGAGATCATAAGGCCATGGATTGATGCCTTGATTATCCTCAAAAACCAATTTAATCTGGGTTTTATTAAGGCTTCTCATTGTAGCCATAAAACCACCGCCCAATGGCAATCCAGCTAAATTAGCTATATACCACTTTGGGTTCGGGCCTAAGCTGTATGTTATGGCCATTCCTATGTCCTTATAACTTCCATGTAACCGTTAAACCTATTTTACAGTATTTCCATATAAGCCCAAATGCTTTTAATACTGGTTTTCATCACTGCTATTCCTGTATCTTTCCATTCCCAGATATCCCCCAGCTCCCAACACTGGAATAGTTCCGTATTTTTTTATTGTTTTTAAGGCATTACGCTTTAAATTATATTTAGACAGTTTTGATTCAAGGCCAGGATGAAAATCAAGTAAAGCTTTCATCGGTTTTGATTCTTCACCCAGTATTGAAATTAAATTCTTTGGTATTTTTCTTATATCCTTATTAACCATATTTACAATAGAGTTGTTCATATGTGGATTATAAAAAATATTTTGCAATGTACGATAGTCATGTCTTGCACGCATTAATTGTTCATATAAATCAGGATTTCCTGTAACAAGCAAATGATGTGAAATCAAATCATTTATATCTTCTCGTCTTTCAAACATTTCTGCGCCACGCATACGTTCTGCTTCTAGTTCTGACCCAAGACTCTTTTTACCGCTATGATATAAATCGGCTTGTATTTGCCGCAAAGCATTATAATCTCCTTTAGAACCTTTTTCCAAAAGTTCATTTGCCTGTCTTGTACGGGGAAAATATTCTTTTAAATTTTCAATACTGTTTTTATCAATAGGTATATTGTTTATGCCACGAAGATTCACTTCATGGGAAACATCTTTAAAAGCATCTGAAGCCTTATTTTCCAATTCATCATGAGAATTCAATAAAGCATTTTTAAAATATTTTTTTCCTTTTGTAAAAATAAAAGGTTTAACAAGTGAAGATACACCCGATATGATAGGTGCATTACGGACAATTCCCCTGACCATAGCTTCACCAGGATATTGAGGAGGACTAAAAAAAGAACTTATTACACTCTCAGGCATTTGCCCCATTTGTATTTTTTTGTTTATATCTTGAGGGAATAAATTAAGCCTTGTGCTAAGGTAATTTATAAGATTATGCGGTAAGTTAAACAATCCCCTTCCAAGCTCTCCAAGTCCCGCTACGCCTTGACCGAATAGATGCCCAGGATGTTCTTTAGCTGTCCCATAAAGCCCTCGCACTTCAGGGCCTGCTTTATGATAATATTCTGGTAAAGTCTGTAGTCCGCGCCATCCTGCCTGTGCTAAATCTGTTGTGGCTCTAAATGGCCATTTTAAAATAGATTCCCCTACACCTTCATCCTTGGTTGTTGGCAATATTTGTTCCGCAGGAGGATTCGCATTTCCTTCAACAACCCAATCACTTTCACCTTGGCCTTTATTTTCAGGTTCTACAGGGGAAGCATTATAATTTTCAATTACCCAATCACTTTTATTCGCCATATGAGTTCCTTACATTATATTTTTCTACAGCTTCCCTGTAAGGTAGAGTCATTGATTGTTTTGTTTTTTTATTGGTAATGGTGATCTTGGGATTGAGTCTCATACTTATATCATGAATTATCTTATCTTGATTAAGCTCCTTTGCAGCCATTTGAATTGCTTTATAACGGTTAATATGTTTATCTGCCATAATGTCAGCAGCCTTTATTGACCTTTCTTGAATAAGTTTATTTATAAGCATCATTGATTCCATTTTACCAATTGCCACATCTATATTATCGTTTTCATTTACCTTGGTTCCTGTAATTAAAGACTGCTCTCCTTTTCTAAAAGCTCCTTTATAATCCTGAGCCGCATCTTTCACAATATTTCCAGAAACTGATATCAACTGCCCAATTAAATCTTTTTCTTGAGGACTTCCAAAAGTTTTAAGATAAGAAAGTTGTTTGCCTTGAAAAGCAGGAAATTTACGCATGTTCTGAAGAATAGGATTGGAAATAATAGACGCAAGGTGATTAAAAGTATTTTCTTTATTAATAGTTCCCTCTATAACATGTCCTAAATCCGCAATATCTTTTCCTCTTTCTGTTCCAAGAGTTTCACCTTCATTTATAATATCTCTATAACGTGCTGCCTTTTCATTAAAAGTTCTGCCTTCTTCATAAGGAACCTCTGTGTTAGGTGTGTTTTCTTTTGGAGAAAGTGGTGCTTGTGTCTCAGGAACAGCGGGTTGTGTTTGAGACTGCGCAGCATTTTGATTTATATTATTTCCTTCTACTATAGGACTTGAAAGCATTGCGTTATTCGTATTTTCAGCGCGTGCCTGAGGAATTCCATTCATAGCATTCTGAGTTTGTGGAGATGCTTGATTTTGAGGAGATGGTATCCTAAGCGCATTCCTAATTCCTGAAAATATATTTGAAAGTAGTGAATCATCTTGTTGTGGTGGCGGAATTTGAAACGTATTTCCACCAAAATTAGATGATTTTCCCGCCTGCAGCACATAATTAAAAAATTCTTTTTTCTGAGATTCAGTAAAATTAGCAAGAAGCTCAGGGTGTTCCATTATTTTTGCGATATACTGAGGCCCCATAAGATTTGAATAAGCCATTTTCGAAAAAGCATTCGCTTGTGTTGTAAGCGGAGCATATTGCGCCTCAACTGATTTTATTTGATTTTCATAACGCTGTCTTCGCAAGTCATTAAGCGCATTCATAGCACTTATAATTCCGCCACCGCGGCCTACATCAGGTACAGTAACTGGTAAAGGTAAAGCCATTGTCATCCTCCGAATAATTTTCCAATGCCAGCCCATAGTGAATTTTTATCATTCTGCCGTCCTGCTTCTTCTCCGTATGCTGCGGATCCCATGTAGTCTGCGCCTTGTGATAATAACTGGCTCAAAAAGTCTGCCGCATGCTGACCAGTATCCATTTGGTTCTTTAATCCACCACCGTAATTAGTGTTTATACCAAGCACCTGTTGCAACCATTGATTCATGTCGCCGCTAGCTATGTTTGAAGCGTTTTGTTGTAACTGCATTTGCATAGGTGTACTGCCTATAGTCCCCTCGGCTGATCCAATATTCTGCCCAGCTCTTATGGACTGCTGTTGTAGATTATGCGCATATGGGGATTCTTGATATTTTGACATTAGATTGTTTATAAAGTCAGACGGGTTTTTCATAGAATTAACCCAGTCATTATAGCCCCCCATGGCATTAACGCCTTGGTTATAAAAAGGTTGCTGATATCCTTTGGCTTCGTTAAAAAATGGGGTGAAAGCATTTCGTGCCTCACGATAAGGCGCACCTGAATTACCAAAGAAATACTGTAAAAACCCTGGCAATGCTTGCCCAAAAGTCCCCATGGGGCTATTACCGCCCATTGCTGTTAATGGATTTCCGCTTGCTGACATCAATGCATATCCTTATGTTGTCGTAATAGTGCGCCATGCGCCCACGTCTGATTTAACTTGCCATACTTTAAGCTGTGCTGTCCTTGGTGTCCCTGGTGTGGCATCTACATTATAGATCAATTGTCCCTCTTGTGGCGACTGTATAGACGCCATCTGCGCAGTTGTTACTACTGGCAAAAGTATTCCGTATTGCGTCAGGTACCCGATTAACGACATGTAAAACGTCGAAATGAAGCTTGTCCACACATCTGACATGTGAACACCGTCGTTTTTCACAAGCGGGTCATATACGGGAAACTCGTCAAAATCATTGGCCATAAATTACTCTGGTAAAATGTCACTCTGGCAATATCTCTATTGCCCACGAAGCCCCAAGAAAAACACAAGGGACTGATCCGAAAAACTCAAATTTTGCTACAAATGCCTGACCGCGTTTGGTAGTGCCGAGTTTCCGCCAAAGCGTTCTGAAAGTGCGTTGTCCGATAAAACCCATAGGTGCTGTAATCCTATAGCCATAAGTCTGTCCGCCGTCTTTTGAGATTGACAGGAACATATAAAGGTTTTGTGGATTATCTAAAGGTAAATCCTGCTCTGCCAGTATCACAAACCCACTTTCTGTCTGGAGAGAAAACAGGTTCTCGGTTAAAAGCTCCAACGGCACCAATATTGGTTCATCATCTGCAATGTTTCCCTGAAGCAAATCAACCTGTAGCCTGTCGACTCTAATGCGCTGGTACCCTGGCGGGCAGAATGCTTTTGTAATACGCATACGCCTTATGGCTTCGCCGTCATTAGTAAACGTATTGCTATCTAACTGATACAGAATTGGACTTGAATAATGCCCAACATAATTGTTCCCTTGGAAGTAAGCATGAGTCTGGGCTGGGTGACGGTCGCCATTCAACACTTCTTCCTCATGCCAAAGCCTTTTCGCTTCTTCAGAAGGGTCGCTGAGAGTTACGTTATAAACCCAAGTGTGGTCTGCCCCAGTGAAGTTCGCGCGGTAAAAAATCAAGCCATTTTCTTTAATTAGAAAGCCTCGGCAATCTGATACTTGGTTGAGTGACGCATACCCAGAAAGTATAAAATCCAACGCGCGGGTACTGACAGGGATTGACTCTGTTCCTCTCACCATCATAAAAGAACCTAAGCCGTCCCTGTCCTGTGACAGAAAAAACATAAGGTCAAACCCTACGGAAATACTCCCTATGGCTGGTGTTCCATATTCCATTAGAAGCGAGTTGTTTCGTCTGAATGGGAGGTTTGTGCCTATACCAGCATTTTCCCAGACTTCGGTGAAATTTTGAGAGAATAGAAAAAGACGCCTGTGCAATGTCCTGCACCCTGTAATCGTACCGGGGTGGGATGTAATGGAACCTTGTTGTAACTGTCCGTTATTAGTTAAATGCCCGCTTCCTCCAGCGGCAGACGTGATAGCCGCACCGCCTTTAGTTGCTGAAACTGTAATGGTCGTCGCATTAACAATGGACTTCACATAAAATGTTTTACCCGCAGGAAGCTCAATAGGTAAAGTCATATCTGAAAATACAATAGGTGTTCCAACTTGATAATTAGCTATCGAACCCCCACTATATGTCATAACTATATTTGCAGATGCGGCAGCCATTGTAAAAGATGTCAGCGTTCCGTTATTATCTGGCCCCCATACCAATCCGTTATTAAACATAGAAAGCTGGAAGTTATTCGTTTCTCCTGAAGCCACAACAAAAAAACCATCAAGATAACAAACATCAATTGGTCGCGCTGGAAAGGATGGATCTGTAATCTGCGTGAAAGTTGAGGTTATCGTGTCCCAAATATAGCCGTTACTGCCGTCTACAAAAATGACTTGAAAACTATTACCGTCAACACCAACATAACCTGGCCCTGGGTTAACAAG